AAATATGCTGAAAAAAACATTATAAATGGTGCTAAAACAAAATGCCAAGCTAATGCAACACCACAAGTCCAACCAACAAACGGTCTCCAACCTGCAACAAATATACTTCTATGTTGTGCTTCTGTTTTATTTATCTCTAATTGACCTTTTGCTAGTTCTTGAGCATGTTTTTCAGCCATTGTAGCAATGTCATGTGCTAATTTGTTTTTTGTATCTTTATCTTCAATAAATTTGCCTAATAATTTGGTGGCAGGACCTATTAATGCTTGTATCACCATAACCTCATCTGTTTATTTACATTTACTAATTTACAATAACAATCATATTTTTGTGTATCTTCACCTATTTTAACTGTTTGATTTGCTAATCTATCTTTAAAATAATTACAATTATTAACATTTGCCAGATGCAAGGTTCCTGCAGGATTACCTGCTAAATAGCACAATAAAACAAATGCAGGTTTCATTTACCATTCCTACTCATAAAGGCTGATGCACCCATATAAACAGACACGATGCCACCACCAGTGATGTAAAAAAGATTAGAAATATCGGCAAGTGCTTTAACTCTTTCGATGTCGACCAAAAACATAGCAATAGTAAAAGTAGCCATTGCAACCAAACTAGCTGTTGCCATACGTCTTTGTGCCCTTTGCTTTCGTAAATCATGCTCTAATTTTTTAATATCTGACATGTGTGAAAATTCTTCATCAGATACTATTCCGTCATTATCTATATCATATTTAGCGTATTGAGAAGATTTTTGTAATTTTTTGGACATAACTTTTTATCCTATTTATCATTGTATTTTCAACAACATATGCCTCATTTTGTGGTGTATTTGGGTTATCAGCAATAAATCTACCTTTTGATGTTCTTGCTCTTTTTCTAGGTCTGCCTCTTTTCTTTTCAGTCATTACGTTGTCCTATTAAATTCACCTGTATAATTAGTTGTACTAATACCTGCAGTTGGTTCACCATCAGAATTATTTGTAACACCTGTACCTCCAAAAGCATCGGCACCTGCAACTGGTTCATTTGATGAGTTTTCAGCAGGCTTTTGACCACTATAACTCCATGATG